ACCGTGACGTGCGAGGCGTGGGCTGCTGTCGGGTTGGGAATGCCTTGCTTCACGATCCAGTCATGCAGCAGGTGGATGGAGGCGCCGATAGGCCGGAGTCCGACGTAGACTCCTGCAGTTTCTTTGAGGTCCTTCAACTTCATCCTGCGTGCAGCAAGCTGCGCAGCTCGGTGAAGCCGCCGACGTGCATCGATGCGTTCTCGGTGCTGCGGATGATTTGGGGAACCGTGCGGGCGGTTGGGAACTTCTCGAGCAGCTTCTCGCGAGAGATGTACTGCTGCCCTTCTACCTTAGGTTGGCCAACGTCCAGCATGATGACCTCAAACGGCTCGCCCTTCATTTCGAGGAGCGCCTTTGATTGATCGCAGTATGGGCAGTTCGGCTTGGAGTAAACGGTGAACATGTCATTCTTCCTTGTTTTCAAACATCTGGTGGACCACCCGTTCCATGATGGCTTGACGCTCATCATCTGACTTGGTGGTCCACTCAGCTATTTCCTGTAGGGTGCGATGGCAGCCCTTGCACACCTGCGTTCGCAGGTCAACATCACAGATGCCGATGCAAGGGCTGATCACGATCAGATCTCGCAGCCGCCGGCGGTGCAAGCAAGCAGCTGAGCACCTTCGACGTTGTCTTCGATCTCGATGATGGAGTCCCACTCGAGGTCGTGCGGCAGCTTGGCGAGCAGCTCAAGGTACTGCTTCTCGGTGCAGTCCTCGTACGGAGCCTGGCGGTAGGAGCCACCGTCGTATGGAAGGAATGACACGCCCGACATCTCGTCGAAGTGTTCCCACACGAAAGCACCAACTGCTGGCCATTCCTTCTCCGTCACGGAGATGGTGACCGACGGCTTGTGCTCACAGTAGTGGCGCTGGAAGACCAGCCACAGCTTCAAATGCTGGATGGCCGAGAGATCCTTGCGAAGCAGCGCGCCTTCTGGTGCCTTCTTCGGGAAGGTGAAGACGGTGGTGCTGCCTGGCTTGGTGACGTCCGGCTCGTTCGGGATGCCCTTCTCGATCATGAACTTCGTCAGCGGATCCTTGTTGTCGGCACGAACCCGACGGTAGTAGAAGGCAGCGTGACGTGCGTGCAGGCCCGAGGCGGTGTCACAGCGCTGGGAGACGGTGCCCGACGGCTTGATGGCGGTGATGGCGGCCGAGCGCTGGATACCGAGGGTGTCAGCGAACTCAGCGTTGACTTCCACGGTGTGTGCCTTGAGCTCCTCAAGGATCGCGGCCATCTCGGTGCTGTCCGGGTTGGTGAACAGGTGGTTGTCGAACACACCAGTCATCGACACGCCGAGCAGACGCTCTGCCTCGGTGTTATCACGCCAGATCTTGCGCAGGTATGGGAAGTGCGTCATGGTGGCCTGGAACGTACCAAGGATGGTAGCCAGACGGGCCTTGCGCTTCAGGGTCTTGACGGTGTCCTCAGCACGAACGATCACCTCGGTGAGGTTGCAGAACTGGTACGGACGGAGGATGATCTCGGAGCACGGGTTGGTGCCGAACTCATGCTCTGGGTCGCGGCGACCGTTCTTCTTGACGATCTTCTGGGCAGCTTCGCGGTTGAAGATGCCACGCTCGCCCGACTTCGACTCGTACAGAGCCAACCATTCGCGCATGAAGACGCCGACGTCCGGCTTCTCGGTGTAGCAAGCCGAGTTGTTGGCGAGGGCGCGCTGGCCTTGGGTTTCCCACCATGCACCGCTCTTGGCGTGACGCATGCGGTCGTCGCTGAGGTTCGACAGCGAGATCATGGCGGAGCGGCGAACACCGCCGACGACCACGACTTCGCCGATCTTGCACATGATGTCATGGCACTCGAGCGAGTTCAGCTTGCGGCCTTGGGCGTTCTTGAACGTCTTGGTGACGAACTCGAACAGCGAGATCAGCGGCTCAGGACCGGAGGCGCGCCCGCCGAAGGTCTTCAGGCGGGTACCAGCAGCACGCACCTTCTCGGTGTTCCACTGTGGTGCTTCACCGGAGTAGAGCAGAGAGATGATCTGGCGAAGAGCCTTGGCCCAGCCTTCCTTGCTGTCGGAGACGACGACGGTGGTCTCGCTGTCATAGATGCGCTCAGGAATCTCAGGCAGCTTGTTGACGTACTGGCGCTCGACGGAGAAGCCGACACCGGTGCCACACAGCAGGATGTACATGGCCTCGTCAAAGGCCTTCGGGTCGTCGATAGGCAGGTAGGAGCAGTTGTAGCCAGCGGTGTTGTCGCGGCCGAGGGCCTTGCCGGCGGTCATCAGCGCCCGCATGGACGGCATGACTTCTTGGTTGACGATGGCGTTCTTGAGCTCAGTGTAGAGCGATTCGCCCATCGTGTAGGAGTGCTTGTGCTCGAGGTGGCCCTTCATGAAGTCCATGTACCGGGTAACGGTCTCGTCCCAGTTTTCGCGCCGGCGCTGGTCATCTAGGTAGCGGGCGTATCGCGACTTCGCGATGAAGGTTTCGTACAGCGGGGGATTTTCAGTTGTTTGCGTCATGGCTTTCTTTGAGTAGGATTCGGGTGGATTGTGGACGGAGCTTGATGGCGGCATCGACGTCACCACGCAGGATCACTGCGCCGATGAGCTTGCGTCGAAACTCGTCAAGTTCCCATTGGGAGAGGGCAGGATCATTCGCCACCTTTCGGCGGTCGAGCTCCTGCTGGATCAGATAACCCACGAAGTCCATGTTGTACTCAACCTTGGCTGAGGTCACAACAGTGAATACGCGTGGCGGTGTTGTGTCGTCCATAGGAAGATTGTAACTCATGAAGAGCAGGCCCCTCACTAATCGTCAGGCTGACGAAAAGTTCGCGCTGATTAGGCGAAGGACTTGCTTGGGTCAGTAGAGAAGGTTCGCATCTCGTTGATGCGACGCAGCCAACCATTGAGGAACTTACCCTGCGATGGCTTGTTGGCTACGATCTGCCGGTAGAATGCTTCACGAATGTCGCATACGAGGTGGCAGAGGGCAATCTCCTCCTTGGCCTTGACCGCACGCAGAGTAGCGGGGCCAAAGTCGCCATCTTCACCAGTACCAGCAGCACGCTGCAGGAACTTGATGGCACGACCAACACCGTGGTTTACGGCGCCGTCGAAGTGGAGGACTGCAAGGCGAGGGTATACGAGGGTCAGATCGTCGCAGTTGGCAGCAAGCCAGTAGCGACGATAGTAGACACGCTCAGCACCTGCCCAATCGAGTGTGGTGATGTCAAGGTCAGGGTTGGCATTGCGGGCCACACCGTACTTGGTCTCACCACCTGGGTCAACAGGATCGTTCACATAGCCACACGCACGACGTTGTTCCTTCGTGCTGATGAGGCCTTCACGGGCACCCGGCGTTTCGAGGTTCCAATGACCACCCACCTCATAGAGCATTGCGTGGTTGACTGCTTCTTCGAAGCTCTTTGGAAAATCGGCCATGATGAGGTCCCCTTATCGTGTTGAGGACCTATTTATCTGGGGGCGGGTGCATCCACAGTCAGGGGAGAAATGGCGCCCACCACGCCCGGAGTGCGCGAAAGCACCTCAATCTCGTACGCGGTTTGCGCGGCCTGGAGGTTTGCGATGAGCGGCGCCGTGGACTGTCGCAGGGCAAAAGCGCTGGTTAGAAGAGACTCGACCTCAAGGACGTCGAGAGCTGCTTGTCCCAGCGGAACGGTGTTGGTAAGTGACATGGTGAACTCCCATTGGTGTTCACCTATTTACGTCAGAATGTCTCCAACCGCCAGCCCAGAAATCCAGCGGTGTAGATCATGCGGGCCCATCACGATGCCGTAGAAGAGCGACTTGCCGTGCGACAGCTCAGGGCCGGTAGGGTGCACCATGGCTGAGCCCTTCGGCACCATTGGGTGGTAGACCGAGGCCTTCTGCGAGTAGTCGACGATCGTTAGCTGCGTCGTCACCAGCTTGCCATCATCAGGCGAGAAGAGCAGGATGTCGTGGTTGAATGTCGCCACTGACGGCACCGGGATGCAGTCGATGGAGTACGTCTCACGGTCGACTGCCAGCACGTGCCAGCTGGTCGGGACATCGATCTCGAGGTTGTTGACACGAACCTTGACCGTGGGGCCGATCGTTTCCTCAAGGTAGGAGAGCTCCTCCAGCTTGAAGTCGAGCATGTGCCCGCTGAACGACCAGAAGTGGGTGACACCCATCGGAGCCGTCAGGCTGTCGATGATGTAGGGACGAGAGACTTCAGAGAGGATTTGCATCAGGCGCCGTTCAGGACCATGTTGATTGAAAGGATGCGGTAGTCGAAGATCTCGGTGACGCCATTGGCGTTGCGGACCTTGCCGATACCAGCGGGACGGAAGAACCAAGGAGCGGGACCCTTCTCGTAGAGAGCCTTGGCCTTGTTGCCAGCATCGGTGTTGAGCCACACCACCTCGCACATGACCGAGCCGTCATCAAGGATGTTGAAGTTGCCACAGATGTGGCTGATCTTGTCCAGCTCGGCTGAGCAGTGAGAGCCTTGCGGCATACCGACTTGACCAAAGACCCGGCCTCGGGTGATGGAGTCCTGATTGATGTCCAGGATGGCTCGCTCTAGCTCATGGCGCGGGTAGACCCGGCCGTTGGCGTTTGGCTCATCGGCCTTACCGATGTTGACGATAAGAGGTTTCATGGTTAGATTGTAACACCGCTTAGAGCTCGGCCTTGACCGTTTTCAGGACAGGGTATTTGGCTTCCGTGTACCATTTCTTGCGCTCGCGGAAGTGCTTCTTTGCCCACTTGAGGCAAGAGTGCACGTCAACGCAGTGAACGCGATCCTTGTCATGGCCCTTGCGCAGCGAGCGGCCAATCGACTGGATGGAGCGGATGAAGCCCTTGCCAGCATCGATCATCATGAAGTTGAAGATGCGGTCGATGGAGATACCGGTCGATGCGATACCGAAGGTGGCGATAACGATCAGGCCATCGGTGTTCTCGAACATGTGGTACCACTCAGCGCGCACCTCGTTCTCGGTCTCACCAGCCAGGAACACGGAGTCCTTGATGAGCTTCTGCAGCGCCTTGCCCTGCTTGATGGAGTTCACCAGCACCAGTGTGTTGCCGTACTGCTCAGCACGGGCAATCACCAGGTCGGCAATGAAGTCCAGGCGAGCCGCGTTCTTGTTAATGAAGGTGCGCTCAGCGCCGTAGTCAGGGAACTCCTCAGTGACGTTCTCCTGAATCTCCACCGGCTCAATCTCGAGCTGCGCCAGGTAGCCCTGCTCGATCAGCCAGTGGGCAGGAATCTCAATGAGGATCTCACCGATGGCACCGCGCAGGGTCATCTGGTCGATCTTCGGCTTCGGGAAGGTGCCCGTGCAGCCGAAGCGAAAGGCGCAGTTCTTGCCATGCTTGTTGATGAGCTCACCTACCACCTTCGCTGAAGCACCATGCGCCTCATCGACGATGATGCACTGGAAGTCCTCAACCACCGCTGGGTTGTTCTGCAGCGCCTGCCAGGTAGCAACGACCACCTCGTGCGCGATGTCCTTCTTCGAGCCGCTGTAGCTGCCAACGTCAAGGTTGCAGAGAGTGAAGGTGCCGATGGTCTGGTCGACAAGGTCGGATGATGGCACGATCACCAGAGTCCGGTTGCCTTCGCTAGCCATCAGGTCAGCAAGTGCCGCGCAGATGAGAGTCTTGCCAGCGCCAGTGCCTGCGATGATGAAGCCGCTGGTGGCGTCAAGCGCCGCGTTGACCGCGTTCACCTGGTACGGGCGCAGCTTGACACCCAGCTTGTGCTCCGGCTTGCGAAGGAACCACTCCTCATCCATGCGGGTGGTGATGAGCTGCACTGGGCGGCGCTCATCGCGCAGCTCAATCTCGTAGCCCCATGCCTCAAGGTAGACGCACACCTCTTCAAGCAAACGAAAGTAGATCTTCCCCGTCTTGGCCTCAAAGAAGTGCACCTTGCCATCCCAGCGGCCGAGCTTGTAGAGGGGCATGAAGAACGCCCCTTCAACCATCACAGCAAACTTCGTGTCAAGGACAGAAGAATCCTGTGGCTCAAGCCCCGAGATCTGGCAATAGACCTCGTCGCGAACGGTGATGTACGCCTTCTTGCTCATGCGAGTGAGATGTTGAAGTGTCGTTCGAGGTTGTGCTTGCGAATGAAGGTGAGCGGCTTGGTCTGTGTCATCGCCTTGGCCATCGCCCCATAGACGATGCCGGTGATGAGCAGCTGGATGTTCATCGACTCGCGCGGGGTCATGTCGTAGGCAGGAGCCAGTACGGCCTTCACCCACACGCCAGCCTCTTCCTCGTGGAAGGTGATGTCGACCTCGCCCTTGTCCATCGGCGCCCAGTTCATGGTCGAAAACTTGGGGCTCATGGTGAGCGTGACGTTACCGACGTTTGCCAGATCGGCGGCGCTGAGGCCGTTGCCGACGGTGTAGGTGTAGCCGAGAGAGTTGCCGAAGACCCCACCGCCGAACGGTTGATTCTGTTGGTTGCCGTTACCGCTGTAGTTGATATTGGGGTAACCGCCGTGAACTGTAGGAGATGTTGCCATTAGAGTACGACGTCCTGGATGCTTGCTACGTGGAGCTTGGTGATGTGGCCGAGCATCCAGCCCATCTGCTTGAACGCCTCGACGATCTCGTCCAGGCGGTTGTGAATGAGGCTGGCCTCAATGATGAGCTGCTTCTGCTCAACCATCTCCTTCTCACCCGCAATGAGGGTGGAGGTCTCGCGTACGCCGAGGGCGCGCTGTCCTTGGAGATAGTTCTTCGTGAGCTTCGACTCGATCTTGGCCAGGTGATTTTCCAGCCACTTGACAAGGTGCTTCGCTTCCTGCGCTCGCTGGCCGTAGTAGCCTTGGTGCTGTGGCAGAGAGCGAGCGATGTGCTCCAGACGCTCCCCTTCAATCTTGAAGAGCGGCTCCGCTTTGGCGATGTCGGCTTCAAAAGATTCGAGGATAGGGATGAGCTGCTCGTTAAGCCGAGACTCTTCCAACGTCAAAAGGAAACTCATGTGTGTTGCTTGCCTTCGTGGCCACGATTCGAGATGATGAACTCCTGAGTGTTGTAGTCGAAGTCCACGATCTGGTCTGCCATGAGAGTCACTGTTTGCATGTCAGCAACCACTCTCGGCATTTCAGATATTGTACAATCGAACTGCTTAGGCTCAGTGTTTGGAATCAGGTCGACGTGCTGTCCCGCTTGAGGGATGGCGGTGGCCTGAACTCGAAATGAACTGCCCGGCTCCAAGAGCTGAAGGATCTTGGACCGGGCACAGAGAGTGATTCGCATGGTAAGAGTGGGCCGTGTGAGGGCCCTGCTCTATTTACGCTTCAGCCGAGTCGTCGGCCTTCTTCGGCAGCAGCGACAGCTCGTCGATCGCAGCGCGAGCGGCCTTGATCAGCTTGCCGGTGGACACGAAGACCTCGGTCTTGTCGCTGTCTTCGGTGATGGTCTGCAGCACGTAGCCGCCGTTGGCGAAAGAGATGACGATTGCGTTCATGGGTTACTCCTCAGTGGTAGGGATTGCCTTGACCTTGCGGCCCTTGGCGGGTTTTGCGGGTGCCTCGTCCTGATCGACGATGTTGTCGATCTCTTCGGCCGTTGGCTCTTGCGAGGTCGCGCGAGCCAGCATTGGGGCACAGTTGGGGTGGGCCAGCAGCTTACGAGCGATGTCATCGGTGAAGTCCTTCTCCTTGAAGAGGATTCGCTCACCGTCAACCTCGGCCACGTACAGCAGCTTCTCACCTGGTTGAGTGCCCTTCGCGGTCACACCCATGTCGACGAGCAGTTCCAGCAGACCAGACGTTGAAGCCATGCCTGCGTTGTACGGAACCTCGAGCTCGACCTTGGTGCCCAGCTTGGCGAAGCGGGACTTGTAGGTCTCGAAGCGCATGCGAACACCGGTGACCTCGCCTTCTTCCTTGAGCTTCAGCTTCGTGACGATGCCGATGATCGAGGAGGAGAACTTGGTCGAGTTGGTAATCGCCCACGCGCCATCACCCATCATGATGTCCTGCGGGTAGACGTGGTCAGTCACGAGCATGGTGATCGGCAGTCGACCCAGGTGGGCCACAGCCAGTCGCAGCATCGCCTTGCGGCGCTTTGCGAGGATACCTTGGTCGCTCTTGATCGTGCCGTCGCGGTCGTAGTTCTCGAACTCGGTCGTCGATGAGAGCATCGCCAGTGAGTCGAGGATGATGACCGTCTTCGGTGCCGTCTCGTTGTCCTTGCCGTACGCCTTCGTGTAGTTCGAGAAGAACTCAGCGAGAACGCGGTTGACGTCTTCGATGGTGCCGACCGAGATGTACGTGAGCGCCTCTTCACCGATGTCGCAGCCGATCTTCGACAGGTAGTCGACGTCGATGGCGTGTTCGGAGTCAAGGAACAGCACGTGGTAGCCGGCCAGCTGGGCCTGCTTGGCGATGTTCGACACGATGAACGACTTGCCCGAGCCCGATGGGCCAGCAAACAGCGTGATCTTGCCGAGGGGAACGCCACGCTTGAAGTCACCGCTGAGAGCACGGTTCAGTGCGTAGTTGCCGGTCGAGAGCCACTCTTCAGTGTTCTTGATGCCGACGCCGACCGTGTCGTACTTCGCG